CAAATGGCTGCTGCTAAATCTGCAGGGTTATCCGGTATGAATGGTTTTGAAGCATTATTAGTTGCAAACCAACAAGCACGTGTTACAGCAGGGACTAGCGATGAAGCGGGTAATAACCTAGTCAACTTGCTGGCGAAAATTACCTCAAAAGAAACGGCTGATCGTTTTAGAAAGTTAGAAATTAAAGGCAAATATGGTAAAACCCATGGTATTGATTTTATTAAATCCATGGAAAATGAGAAAAAACAAGGGAAAAACTCCATTGAGGCCTTTAGCTCTATTATGGATATGGTAGTTGGCGAAGATGACCGTTATAAATCGTTAAAGGAAAAACTCAAAACCGCGAAAAAAGAAGAACAGCAAACTCTTTTAAATCAGATGGCTGATTTGGTTGAAGGTACAGCGATTGGGCAAGTGATATCAGATCGTCAAGCCTTGATGGCGTTACTTGGTATCCGAAATAATGTGCAACTAGGGAAAGAAGTGAAAGCGGAAGTCGGTAGCGCAGAAGGAGCTGTCGATAAATCACATGCCGTGATACAAGACACCAATAGTGCCAAATTGGAAAACGCCAAAAATAGCTTTGAATTTGCCCAAATGGAGGGGGTTAAGGGGTTTAATGATGCCCTTGGTGATGCGGCAGTCAAATTAACGGAATATGCAAAGGCTTATCCAGACCTCACAAATACCGTTGTACGAGCAGGCACTGTTATTACGGCTTTAAGTGCAGCGGCTGTTACGGCAAGTGGTGCGTTAGCGTTGTTAGGCGGTAAGCGTGCCAACTTAGGATTAGGGGGCGATATTGCAGATGCGGCAAGTGGTTTAGGTCGAAAAGGTAAAATCTCTAAAGGGATGAAAGGCGGAAAAGGCTTGTTATCACTGAGTAGTTTAGCATTTACTGGTTTAATGCTTGCAGCTGACCACCGCACGACTGCTGAGGCTATTGCCGAAGAAAAAGCCGAAGCTAAAACACCACAAGAAAAACAACTTGAAAATCAATTTTACGCGAAGGCTTACGGTGGAAATAAATCAACAACAGGCCAATATACACCTCAAGGGTTTGGTTATAACAAAAATTCTGTATGGGGAATGGCAGGTCGTGCGGGTGAAGTAGCTGAAATCGCACGTAAAGATGAGGTTGCGAAGGAACGTTTAGCACGTGGCACGCTTACACAAGCCGAATATGATGCAAGAACATCACAAAGTGCTGCCAAAATTGCCAACATGAATAATCGTGGACAAGGCTATTCCGGATTATCCATTGCCGCCAATGATACCAACTCTACACTGAGTCAAACACTCGGTAATTTATCTGGTTTAGCGAATTATCAAGCAGACTTTCAGCAGTTTGGTAAAACCATCAGTGACGGCTTGAAAACAGCGGTGGAAAGTCAGAATTTCACCATTCAAAATGAAATTAAAGTGGATTTAGATGGGCGGATTGTGGCTGAACAAACGTCTCAGTATCAATATCAAGATTTAAAACGGGGGTAATAGATGAAAGGTTGGACGGCGCCATTACAACGTGCTAGCTATCGTGGTGTGCGATTTGAAGTGATGTCGGTTGATGATGAGATCACTCGTGCCACAATCGAACACGCCTATCCTTTTGTGAACGGTGCGGATGTAGAAGATTTAGGATTAAATCCGTTAATCGTGCGTTTGCAAGCCGTTTTTTATGGCGAAGGTTATTATACTGATTTCAAAAAATTCTTAAGTGTACTGGGAAAACAAGGGGCAGATGTATTAGTCCATCCTATTCGCGGACGATTGCAAAATATGATTTGTACATCGGCATTGTTTCATCATGAAGCGGACATGATTGACTATGTGGCCATTGATTTAACCTTTACCGAAAGTACCCCAGCAGAGCCGATTTTTGTGTTTGAAAGTGCATTGCTTGCTCGTCTTGATGCACTACTTACGCAACTTGAAGATTTTGTTGATGATGTATTGGCATTGTATGGTGAGTTTATGGAGGTTGTGTCATTTGCTGCCAATATTAAATCGCGTTTATTGGGCAGTTTCGGCGCATTATTTGGTTGTTTTGAGCAAGTTAGAAGTTTGTTTGATTTAGATAAGAATAAATATCCTATCTCTAATACTGTATCCTCTACAGATTTTAAAGTGAAAAGCTTAAATTCGGCTCGTCATTTAGCGGCTATGTTGGAAACGGGACTCTCACAGATTATCAACCGTCTAGATTTAACCACTCGCGCTAAGTTTGATGAAATGTTGCGTACCTTAAAACAAATTAAACAGATCCCCTCTGATTTGGTAACAGGTAGAAATATTAAATCAGCCAGCCAACAGGCTGTTATGAAATCGTTACCATCAACATTATCAAATAACGATATACAGGCGGTGTCATTGTTTATGCGATTAGTTAGTGCAGGTGTGTTGCTTAAATCCGCAACAGAATTAATTGAAGATGACGCTTTGTTGCCGCAAGATGTGGACTATATTACCACGAAAGTGCGGTCGGAAATTTTAGAGAATTTGGCGTTGCTACGCCAACAAATTGCAGAAGAACAACAGGCCGTAAATAGTGCTGGTAAACCTAATACTGGACTTTACACCACCGCACACCACACCATGGAACAACTTAAACAACATGCTCATCAGTTTACTCAACTTGCGATTAATGCGATTAACCGTAAACCACCTTTAATTATTCGAGCATCCCCCATGACCGGGACAGCGCAACAAATCGCCCATGCTTTTTATGGTGATTATAAGCGTGCAGATGAGTTATTGCGTTTAAATCCACAGATACGTTATCCAAATTATATTGAACAAGGTGAGGTGTTAAATAGTTATGTCAGATAATTATCCTTACGAAAATGACGTTGTCGTTGAGATTGACGGTAAGTCTCATAATAGTTGGAAAAACTATGACATTGACAGTGATTTTTTAATCCCTGCAGATGCTTTTGCTTTTGATATTGGTGTGCCGTCAGACAGTACTATATTGCCGGACTACTCTGGGGCAGAGGTGAAAGTACGTATTAATGACACGTTAGTCATGACAGGCATTGTGGATACCGTGCAGCATGGTATCAGTAAAACAAATCGAACCTATCGACTAAATGGTAGAGACAAAGCCAGTGTGCTGGTTGACTGCTCCGCACCTATTACTAACGTGAAGGGGTTAACTGTATTGGATGCAGTAAAAAAAATTGTAGAACCGTTAGGGATTAAACAGGTGCAACTTAAAGCCGAAAACAATCCATTGTTAGATAAAGTCGATATTGATGTTGGCGAAACTGCGTGGAATGCTGCCATGCGTTGTGCTAATTCTGCTGGCTTGCACTTGTGGTTTGAGCCAAATGGCGTGCTGATTGTAGGCGGTGCAGATTACAGCACGCCACCTGTTGCAACGCTATGTTGTATGAAAGATGGTAGTCAAAATAACTTTGAGCAGGCAGATTTAAGCTTTGATGTATCAAATCGGTTTAGTGAGATAACCTTTTTAGCTCAAAGTCACGGCAAACAAGGACAAGACAACAAAAACGATCTGAAATGGGTTTATAAAGATTCGGAGATGACTACCTATAAACCTAAAACCGTAGTGGTATCTGATGTTGATAACCTTGAAGCGCTGCAAAAATGGGCAAAGAAATACATCGCCGACAGCATACTTGAAGGGTTTACATTAACGATTATTGTGCCTGACCATAAAATGCAAGATGGCACATTGTGGCAACCAGGTCAGCGGGTGCATGTGATATGTGAAGAATATGATATTGATGCAATCTTCTTCTTAATGGGGCGTCGTTTCATGTTAAGCCGTCAAGGCGGTACGCAAACAGAGCTACGGTTTAAGCAAGACGGTATCTGGACACCAGACGCTTATAGTGCAAAAGCAGAAAAAGCACGTAAGCGTAAAGGTAAAAAAGGTAAGAAGAAAAAGAATAATGGTGAACTTTGGGCATCAAATGGACAAGGTGGTTGGACGAAATGAGACGATTAAGCCAAGCTATTCAACAAAAGGTGCAAGGTGCGGTGGGCGAAATCCGTCAAGCCTTTCGCGGTGTGCTACATTTAGTGAAAAGTGCAGATAACATTCAAAAAGTGCAAGCATCTGGATTATCAGATGAAACACTTCAGGATGTAGAGATGATGCAGCAATTTGGGTTTACTTCGGTACCGCCTGCAAATACCCAAGCAGTGATTATCCCTATTGGCGGGCAAACTAGCCATGGCATTGTCATTGCGACTGAGAACGGTTCTTTCCGCGTGAAAAATCTGCAAGGTGGCGAAGTTGCTGTTTATGATGAAAGTGGCTCCAGTATTGTGTTAAAAAAGGAGCGGTTAATTGAGATTGATTGTGATGTGTTAAAGATTAAAGCGGCAAAAAAAGTGGATATATCAAGCCCACTGGTTGAAACAGATCAGGTTTTTACTGCACAAGGTCAAATTAACGGAAATGGCGGTATGGCGGTGAAAGGCGGCAGTGGTGCAAGTTTTACCGGTAACGTGAAACAACAAGGCGGAGGTTTTACTACAGACGGAGATGTGAAAGCAGGTACTATATCATTGCGTAATCACAAGCATCCTGGTGATAGCGGTGGTGAAACAGGTCAACCTAAATAAAAATTCTAAAAGGAGGTGCTGAAGTCAGTCACCTCTTTTCTTTTCTCCAAATCCCTTATCCTGTCACTATGGACAGAGAGATCAGCCCGCTTACCGGCGACTACACAAGTAAGCAAATCAGTACACTGCAAAATGCTGTGTATATCAGACTAACCACACCCTTAGGCACCTGGTGGGCAGATGGGCGTGTAGGCTCTTTGCTCCATACTATCCCGAAAGAAAAGGATTTGCGACATGTTGGGCCACTTGCTCAACAATATGCAGAAGAAGCCTTACAACCGTTGATTGATGATGGACGTGCAGACGAAATCATTGTGGCTTATACACAACCCCACAGCGGATTATTAATTTTAGATATATCCATTCGAGATAACCGAGGTGAAACCTATCAATTTAAACACCCGGTAAAAGTTATTTAAAAAGGGTTTAAATCATGTTTATTGTGCCAAGTTTAGATGATATTCGCCAAACTATCTTGCGTGATGTGCAATCGTTAGAACCGCTAGCTGATGTGAATGTGGATAGTGATTATTATGCCCGTGCGAGCAGTTTAGCTGCCGTTGCTGAAGGTATTTATTCCCATCAAAAATGGATAATCAAGCAATTTTTCCCCGATACCGCTGACACAGATTTTTTAGAAAAACATGCCGCTTTGCGTGGTATACGCCGTCGTAATGCAACGTCTGCAAGTGGTACTGGTGCAACTGTCACAGGTCAAGTCGGTGCAGAGATTAAAGCGGGTTTACAAATTAAAACCGATGATAACCGGTTTTATGAGACAACCGCGAATGCAGTTATCTCAAGTAATGGTGATGTTACCGTACCAGTACGCGCATTAGCCACGGGGGCAAGTTATAACATTACTACTGCAACAAAAGGCAGTTTTATGGCGGCTCCTGTTGGCGTGCAAAGTGATGTTGTATTAAACAATATTATTGGTGCGACAGATGCTGAAAGTGATGCATCGTTACTTGAGCGATTGCTTGAGATTATTCGCCGTCCACCTGCTGGGGGAAATCGCTATGACTATCGTATCTGGGCATTATCAGTAGATGGTGTGGATGCTGCTTATGTTTATCCACTGAGACGAGGATTGGGTACGGTCGATATTGCCATTACCTCTAACAATGATGTGCCGAGTGATGAAACAGTGCAACGCTGTCAAACATATATTGATGATGTACGCCCTGTGACCGCGCGTGAAAGCAAAGTGGTGAAACCTGATGTAACAAAAGTGAATTTTAATATTCAGGTGAAAATCAGTGGCGTGACTTTGCCAGAAATTAAGGCGGCTATTTTAACCGCACTTTCGGATTATTTTAATACATTGATCCCAGGTGATGATCTCATTGTGTCCCAATGTGAAGCAGTGGTGAATAACTTGGTAGGTGTGGTTGACCGTAAATTTACGGCACCCATCAATAATTTAAAAGCAGATGTACGCACGAAAATAGAATGGTTCCGACTTGGTACGATTACAGTGACGGAGATGGCGTAATGCTGATTGACCATAAACAAGTGCTATCTAAACTTTATCCACCTATTTCCTACAACATTAATGGTGAGCATTTCTTGGCTCAATGTGAAGTGGATGGTAATGCCTTTAATCGCTTACAACAAAAAGCCAATGATATGTTAAACGTAGTTGAGCCTATCACCTCAAATTCCATGTTGGCAGATTGGGAGCGTTTATGTGGGATTAAAACTGATTTTGGCAAAAGCTATCAAGAAAGAGTGAAGAGAGTTATTGCCCAGTTGAATGCTATTGGTGGCTTATCTATCCCTTATTTTATGAAAATTGCAGAAAGCATTGGGTACAAAATTGAAATTAAAGAGTTCTCACCTCTTGCTAATGACTTGCCTAACCCTGGTGATTTAGCTCAATTCCGCAACGAAGCCAGAGAAAATCTTATTTTTATGTGGCGGGTATCTGTACTCAATGGTGATGACAATATCGTGTATTTCCGCGCGGGAAGCTCTTTTGCGGGCAGTCATTTAGTTGAATTTGGTGACGGAATCATTGAAGAGTTTTTTAAAGATTTAAAACCAGCACATACCTATTGTTATTTTGCTTATCAAGGATCTTAATTTATGAAAACGTTAATGCCTAAAGTCGATACCCGAGACGGATTATTCCACAACGGGAATCCAGCAATTGGCGAACAAGGTACACAAGTTAAAGATGTGTGGTTGAATGATGTTCAAGAAAGCCTGCGAGATATTCAGGCTGAGGCACATTATGTATTAAAAATGGCAGGGTTTAAACCTGTAGAAAATCAGCAAACACAGCTTTATGACTCAATTGTCAAGATTATTGGTAAAAACCGTAAAACCGCGACTACTACGGATAAAGGCGAAGTCAAACTAAATTCTGCGACCAATAGTTTATCGGAAACTGAAGCGGCTACGCCGAAGGCGGTTAAGGAGGCGTTTGATAATGCTAACAATCGTGTATCCAAAGCAGGCGATGAAATGTTCGGCAATTTAAGGGCTAGCGGGTTTTCGGCTAAAGAAAATTACGGTGCATTTGAAATTTTTAACTCAAATGAAACGCTCCGTATTGAAAAAGAAGCACAGAATTTTAAATTCTGGCGGAGAATGCCGGGCAAATCGGATGTGGCCAATTATATGCCTTTAACATCAGGACGATTAGCCCTAGAAGACGACGTTAACAGGAAAGTATCTAAATCTGGAGATGATATTCAATGGCTAAATGTTAAAAGAGGGCATGCATGGTTAAATATTACTAGCACCTCACACGGCAGTTCGGGGATTGATTTTACCAATTCCAACGGCCGCTATGCTCAAGCATCCATTGAGGCAGTCGACATTGGCGGCTGGGCAAATGAATTAAGATTACATGCTACCCCCACGGGCGAAAATTACGATACTGATCGACGGCAACACATAGTCACATTTTCGCCAATCGGTGATGTGTGGACTAAGACCTATGGTTGGTTGCATGAGTTTTACGCAAAACAATCAGACAACAATAACATTTGGGCCGAGCTAAATAACACATACAGGAAAAGCCGTTTTGGCTATAGATGGTATCCCAATCACTATGAAGGCGCACAAGTTATTGATATACCGACTAGCGATAATAGCGTGATCCGCATTACCACTATGGGAGTGACCATTGAAGGAACTCAAACAATCAACCTACCTGAACAATATAACGGTTTCACAAAAGTCGTCGCTACCGATGTTGGAGCTGGTCGACGCGCCGTCGGGATAAGGCTGGAAGGCAGTAATAAACTCGTTATAGATAATGGGTATCAAACTGGGCTAAATATCATTGTTATAGGACACTTCGGATGGTAAGCATGATGTTATTCAACATTGAAACACAAACTTTTTCCCCAGACTACCTTATTAAAGAGGGGCGAAACCAAGAATGGTTTGAAGTTAATCAGG